CGCTGGCCTGCGCCGTGCCGGAGGATACTGGGCCGATTACGGCCGTGGCATTCCTGAACGAGACCATGGTCGTGTTCTGCACGACTGGCGTGTATGTACTGCCAGGTCAGGGCTTGAATGACCTGGGCCAGGGTACGAACTACGGGCCGGCGCAGCTGATTGCCGCCGACGTTGGCGCCGAGAAGCAGGAGCTGGTCGCGACTAGCAGCGATGGTATTATCTTCAAGTCGAGCAAGGGCTGGTACCTGCTGACCCGCGGCTGGGAAGTCCAGTACATTGGCAAGGCTGTCGAGGAGTACGACGACGACACCTGGTTGAGCGCGCACATCCTGGAGGACCGGCGCGAGCTGCGGCTGCTGAGCACTAGCCGCTGCATGGTGTACCACTATGAAGAAAAGCAGTGGTCGGAGTGGACCATTACGGACGCGATTGCACCGGCCGTGATTTGGAACGGCGACTGGGTGTACCTGGCTAGCGACGGGCTAGTCTACACTGAGGATGCCGACTATACGAACTGCGATTATAGCCTGGACGTGGAGCTGCCGTGGATGACGTTCGCGGAGTTGCTCAACCGGCAAAAGGTCGGTTGGTTCGAGCTGCTCGCTGAGTACCGCAGTGCTTGCCGCATTCGCGTGCGAGCGGCGTATAATCGTAACCCGGCGTGGGTAGACGACAAGTATTGGACGCCGACCGGGCTATCTGCCGGCGCGGCTATTATGTTCCGACACGGGCTACGGTACCCGAACAGCGAGTCGGTCAAGATTAGGCTCACCGATGCGCAGGTCGGAAGTGCCGACCCACCGGCGGGCGAGTCATATCAGTTGGCCGGGCTAGCGTTCGGTGTTGGTTTCTTCCGCAAAAAGCGGCTGTGGCACGGACTAGCCGCGGCGAACAAGCAATAGGGGTATATCATGGCGAGTTACAATCCGTTTACTGGGCAGGGTGATGCCGAAGTTGAGGCATTCTTGCAGGCGAACCGTGGTCAGAACCCGCGGCATGCCTTCCGCGAGGAGCTGGGTCACCAGGCTAGCAACGCAGGCGCGTTCGCTAACCGGGGCGAGGCGGGCTACGGCGCACTGAGCCGCGAAGCCCAGGGCGACCGGGAGCTACAGCGCAAGATTGCCACCGGCGAGCTTAGCTATAGCAAGGAGCAGCTGCGACAGGCGCTTCAGCAGAACATGGGCGTGCAGCAGTCGATGGCCGCTGGGGCTAGCCCGCAGAACGCTGCGGCTTCCGCGCGGACGGCCCAGATGCAGGCCGCTAACATGGGCGCCGGGCTCGCGGGGCAGCAAGCGCAGGCGGGCATCGCCGAGCGCATGGCCGCCACTGAGGGGCTTAACCGGGCTACCCTGGGCGCGCGGCAGCAGGACCTCCAGGCGGCACTACAGTCGCGGCAGAATCAGCTGGGTGCGCTGGGACAGGGCTTCCAGACTCAGACGCAGTATGATATTGCTCAGATGCAGGAGCCTGAAGGCTGGGAAAAGGTCGCTGGCGTGGCCCTGGGCGGTGCTAATGCGTTTGCTCGGTTCAAAAACCCGAAGCCGCGGACCTAGTAATGCCTACCCTAGATGAGCTAATCGGGTCGGTTTCGCTACAGGAAGAACCGACTGAAAATCTGTCGCCGTGGGAGTATGAGCACTGGCGACAGGAGCAAGGTAACATGTTGGCCAATGCGGAGGCTGAGCGTCAAGTGGCCGGTGCCGGTAGCGGTTTCGCCGGTATGGCCACGGCTCCGTTCGCACAGCCGGCTATCACAGCTGCTGCCGCTGAGCCGCCACCGGTGGCGCCGGTGCCACAGTTGCAACGGTCTGCGCAGTCCGTGTCAGTGTCTGGCAACCGGGCCGGACCAGTCTCCCGGGCGCCGATTCAGTCGCAGCTGAACGTACCCGAGATGGCCGTGGAGGGCGTCAAGGACGCGCAGGCTACGGCGGACATCAGCATGCAAGCGGCTGGCGCTGCGGCTGGGTACGAGGAAGGTATAGAAGCCGCCAAGGGTACTGCCGCGCAGAGCAAGCAGGATGCCGAGCTGGACTACCGAGATGCTATGCGCTCACTAGAAAAGGAACGCGACGCTTCCATTGCCAGGCGCCTGGAAGCCATGCAGCGGTTCCGTGACAACATGGGCACCGTCGAGCCGAACCGGCTGTACAACGACATGGACGGCTTCCAGCGGTTCATGTTCGTGACCGCCGCCGCGCTGAACGGCATGCTGGCCGCCCACCAGGGCCGGACTACCAATGAGGTCCTGGAGATGGCCGACAAGATGGCCGACCGGGATGTCAAGGCCCAGATGGCGGACCTGGATACTAAGCAGGCCGTGTACGCGAACATGCAGGCCGAGCTGGACACGATTATCGGCGAGCATAACCGCGACGCCGTAGTCGAAACTGCGCTGAAGGCTAGCCGCCTTGAGGGTATTCAGCGCGCGTTCGAGGTCGAGGCTGCTTCGCGGGTGCCGGGCCGTGTGCAGGCGAACTACCTGGCGGCGGCGGCAGCGGCCAAGGGCAAGGTTGACGCCTCGTGGCAGGAAGTCCGCAAGCTGACTATCGACAATGAGAACAAGCGGCTGGACCGTAATCTCGATGCGTGGAAAGCCGCCGAGAGCGAGAATACCGAGCGGAACAAGTACCAGGCGCAGATTAAGCTGGCGCGTGACTTGGATGCAAGTAAAACCGGTAAGACCAACAAGTTGTCCCCCATGGTACCTATCGGCGTCGTTACCGGGTTTACCGACAAGGAAGGCAACCAGATTCCGGCGCCGGGCGTGGACGCGAAGTCACAGCAGGAGAACCAGGAGCTGGCTCATGATATGTCGCTCGGTGCGCAGCAGCAGCTGAGGGCGCTCAAAGAGCTACAATCGATGAACCTGGACGAAGTTGCTGCGCTGGCCTCTATTAACCCCACGAGTCCGCACGTGGTGCGAGTCCAGACGTTGGCCAATCAGTGGCTGGACGGTAAACGCAAGACGGAGGGTATGGGCCTTGGTTCGGGCGTGTCCGACAAGGATATGCGCATCTTCATGTCTGGCCTTGCGGCCGGTGACTACAGCCGGCTTTCTGTCGCTACGGGTACTATTGGTACCGTCATGTCGGAGCAGATTCCGGTTGCCATTGATGATGTTTACGACCAGATGAACCAGTGGATTAAGGGCAAAGGGGACCAGACGCAGTACGTGCAGGATGCGAAAGGTAAAGTCCATCGGATAGGCCATGACTATACGCAGGACACGTGGAAACCGCCGAGCTACTTCGACAAGACCACGGCGAAGTACGACCAGCCGCTAGAGACTGCGGATAAGGCGTGGCGAGAAATGAAGCCGCTGCGTGCCGAGGACGCCAGCAGGGGCCTAGACCAGCCCGGCACGGCCCAGACCGCCGTGGTGCGCCTGGAAAACCTGGCTAAGCAAGTCAAGCGCGGCACCTTTGATAACGACTTGCTACGCCAGTTGCAAACGGCACGACGTGGCAGGGAGTACGCGGAAAGTCTCGGAGCCTACGCGAAGGGCGAGCTGAAGGTCAGCGCACCCGAAGTGGAGAAAGCCGCCGCTGAGCTAGAGGCCGCTGTGACTAGCCGCCACGAGCAGATTAGTGGCGGGCAGTACTTTCAGTCGAGCAGCGACCCCAGCCAGCCGTTGCCGCGCACTGTGCCGCGCATTGTGCAGCCGCTGGACCAGCCTGTCAAACCCTGGGAAAGCACCGACGACCGGCCCGACCTTGTAGCCCCCTTCGACAGGTAAACATGCCTACGTATACAGACGGCATTCGCAGCCTCACGGTAGACCTGGCTGACGGGCAGAAGCTCCTGGACGCAGGCTGGAAAGCCGCGGACGATACTGAAGCTGTGCCCGTCGTCACGGTCGGTGGCCGCACTGGACAGGTGCAGCTGCGCGACATGGAGCGGCAGCAGGCGAAGGTTCCCGTCGCCGAGCGCAACCGGGCTGACCTGGAGACGGAGCAGTACGAGCTGCTGCGTAAGAAGCAGCTCCAGGACGACCACGGCGGGTTTGCCGACCGGGTCTTGACGGCCGGTGAGGGCGTGGTTAGTGCCGTCACTTTCGGCGGCTATGACCCGCTGGCCCGCGCGCTGGGTGTAAACGTAGACGAACGCGCTGAGGCTAACCCGGGCTATCGCGGAGTAGGCGAAGCCGTGGGTCTGGTCGGCAGCGGCGTCGGCGCCCTGGGTAAAGGCGTCGTCGGGGCTGCGCTGCGCAGCCCGCTAGTACCGGCCGGCTTTGCGTCGGCGAAGACTTTCAAGGCAGGCGAGAAAATCGGCGGGCTGCGTGGACTAGCTGCCGGTGCCGCCGCTGATGGCGCCATCTATAGCGGGTTGCACAACCTGACCAGCACGGACTTCGCCGACCCGGAGCTGACCGCCGAGGTCGTCGTGTCTGACGTGCTCCAGGGCATGTTCGCCGGTGCGGCTATCGGCGGCGGCGCCGGTACCGTACTAGGTGCCGTCGGGAAAGCCGGCGCTGCGTACAGTGCGCGCGCGAAGAAGCTGGACCACCTGGAAGCGTTGGCCGGCTTCGAGAAGGCCGACGGGCTGCACAAGGGCATGGCCCGGACTATTGGCGACTTCGACCGCGCCGCAGACGGCACCGTGAAGCGTATGGCTAGGCAGGCCGGTACGCCCGGCCCGCTGCAAATGAGCCGCGACGAGCTGGACTACTTCGCGCAGGCGTCGAGGGAACTCGGCCCGCACGAGAAGTCCGTGGTCGATAGCCTGGTCACGATGCACAAGACCGTCAAGTCGGCCAAGTCGGCACCGCTAGACCCGGCGCTGCTGCGCGAGCCGCTGGCGGCGTACGACCAGGCGCATAGTAAGCTGGTCAATGACAGCATCCTGGCCGCCGGTGTGCCCGCTGACAAGCTGAACAGCATACGCGAGCTGAGCGCTAACCTGCGCCGGGTCGCCGCCCTGGGCGAGAATACCAACATCGGGTCGGATATGCTGCTCCACGAGATTCGCACCGTCGGCCGGAAGTACGGCGTTAAGCCTACGGCTGAGCTGGTAGAGAGCATCAAGGCGTTGCCGGCGCAGGCAGACGCTATCCGGGAAGCCGCCGCAGCTGCGAAGACATCCGCCGTGAAGGCCGGCGACGTGGAGGGCCTCAAGGCGGCCAGTAGCCGGCTAGCCAAGGCTATGCTGGTTGGCAAGAACCGCAAGTGGTTCAAAGTTGACGCCGTAGAGCGCGCGGCCGGGAAGCTGTCGGACGACAAGTTTAGCCTGTACCTTGCGGACTGGGACGAGTACGCCGATGCGCTGAAGTCGGCGGCGACCCTGGGCAAGGCGGACGTGCCCGAGTCGGTTAGCCACATGCTGGACAGCTTCCGTGAACGGTTGCTGGGCCTGCGCCGCACGCCGGGCGCTATGCCGGGGCTAGACACAACGGCCGTGGACGCCGCCCGGGCTCGGATGTTCGAGACCTTCGGGGCTAAGCACCAGCAGCTGACGAGTGACCATATTCGCGGGATTTATCACCCAAGCGTGTTGGAAGCTGACCGCGCGATAGCTTTGCGCGCTGTATACGACTACCAGCAGGAAGTCCTGAAGTTTGGCGTGGCGACGAACAATCTGCCACTGCAGCAGCAGGCCGAGCTGATGATGACCCGTATAGGCGAGCAGATGCGCTCCGTGGTGGGCAACGCGCCCATCGATGGGCCCGGCGGGCTCAAGGAGCTGATGCTAGCCGTCGCTGGCGGCGAAGTCGTGGACGACCTGGGGCTGCCGGACGAGCTGAAGTACGCCATGTACGCCGGTGCAGTCGGCAAGGTCATGCGCGGCCGTAGCGGCGGCGGCGGGGGCGGCGGCCGGACTGGATTGGTAGGCCGGATGTTCCGCCGTGGCGGTGGTTACGGGCTTGGCCGTATAGCGGCTGGCCCGGGCGCTATGGCAGCCGCAGCCACTAGGGGCGCCGCTACTGAGGGCGGCTACAGCGGTGTGAACGCACTGCTCGGCGCTGGCGACGTGACTAGCGCCGTGGGCAACAACCGGGCCCGTATGCGGCGGGCGCTCGCAGACGCTATCAGCGGACCGGCGAGCCGTGTGGCAGCCGCGAAGGGGCCGAACCTGTTGCATAACCTGGACCTGCGCATGGACGACGAAACCGAGCGGCCGGCGGCGAAGTCGGACCGCGAAGCCGTGGAGCGACTGCGCAAGGATGTCGCCCGCGCGGTGGCTAACCCGCGGGTGCTAGCTGAGCGCCTGGACGAGCGGCTGGCCCCTATGCGGACCATCAACGACAAGTTAGCCGACAAGTCGCGCGACAAGCTGACCGGGGCGTACATGCACCTGAATGCCGCGTTGCCACGCGACCCGGGCTCGAACTACACGTTCGGGCGCAGTAACTGGGAGATGGACGAGCTAGCCGTGTTCGAGGCCGCCGAGACTATACGCGGCACGATTACGCCGATGCTAGTCATCGAGGACGCCCTCGCCGGCCGGCCGGTCAGTATCCAGGCGGCCCGAGCGGTTCAGCAAGTGTGGCCCGAAATACTGGCCGACACGAAGATGGACCTACTTGAAGCCGTCGTCGGCAATGAGGACAAGGTTCCGTACGAGACCGTGGTACAGGCGAGCACGCTGTACGGCCAGGCCTTCGATGCGACGATGCAGCCCGAGTTCCGGGCATTCATGAAGAACATGCAGTTGAGTGAACAAGAATCCCAGGTACCGGCGGGGCCCCCACAGGGCGGCGGTGGCGGCACCTATGAAGAGGACCTGACGATGTCCCAGAGGTTGCAAAAGTAAACTATGCCAGTGATTCAGCTACTTGACGAGGAAACGGCTACCAATGGGGCCCCCAGTGCGGCTACCGACGGCGTAGCCGTGAAGGCCATTTGTGACCGGGCGGCAGTCGTGCTGAAGTCCACGGCGGGCAGTGGTACGATGACCGTGACCCTGAAGCTGTGGGGCTACTATGACGCGATGGCTGCGTGGGCACCTATTGGTGTGCACGCGACTGCTGCGACGAAAGGCGTGCTCAACGCGGGCAATGCTATCGGCGAGACCGGCGCGGATTCGCTGCGCCATGCGGAGGTCGTGTCCGGCCTGCTCCGGGCTAGCCGGCTGTACCTGGAGGTCGCCGCTATTGGCGGTACCGCGACCGCTGTGTCGGCGTGGGCTGACCTAGTGCCGGTCGGCGCAGTCACGGCAGGCTAAGCTATGGCTGACGTTAGCCACCGCGGAGGTAGTTCGAGCCATGCGACGGGCAGTGTTAGCCACAGGTCGGCTGGCCCGGCTAACGTTGCACCGGTGGCTAGCTTCACGAGCGTAGAGTCTGACCTGGAAGCTACGTTCACGGATACGTCTACGGACGGCGACGGCACCGTGTCGGCCTGGTCATGGGACTTCGGCGACGGCTATTGCAGCACGGTGCAAAACCCGGTGCATGAGTATGCGGGTGCCGGCACGTATGAGGTTACATTAACTGTAACGGACAACCTCGGCGCACAGCACTCGGTGTCGGCTGACGTGACAGTGGCGGCTGGTGCTGGCGGCGGGCGGGCCGAGGTAATAGCTGCGCTCCTCGAAACCGGTTTTGACCCAGCCAGTTTGAATACGTACCAAACAGGCTCAGTTGCCCCGTCGGCCAATCGGACACTCTACATTGCCACGGTGGCTGTCGAACCGGTCGGTCACTTTGCGTGGGTCGCCGACGTAGTAGGCCTCGGTCTAGCTTGGAAACCTATACTGCAAGTCCCCAAGAGCGTCACCAACACCAACATGTCTATCTGGAAGGCGGACATCATCGGAGGTGCTCCTACTCCAGGCGTTATTGACATAACACTTGACGGCACCCGGGACCCTGCGGTCGATGACCTACTGTGGGTGGCGTGGGAGATGGGCGGACTGGCCGCTGATCGGGGACCAGAGCAGCAAACCCTGGTCGCCGATAATACCGCGTCACTGACTGTTGAGCTGAAGGCGCTGGAGAACGCGGCAAATGCGATGCTCTGTGTAGCGTTCAACATCACTGCGGACATGACACCGGATGCCAATTTTACCGAAATCGGCGAAGTGTATGGCGGGTCGCGGGGGCTCAGCGTCTCGTTCGCGATTGGTGAAACACAGTCAACGATTACTATGGCCAGTAACCAGCTGCGTGTCGCGGGCCTGGAGTTGCGGAGCGCAGACGCATGAAAACCTACCGCACGAAGGTAGGCGTGGATGCGGGTGCGGAGTTCTCGCTTCCCCTGCTCGACCTGCCAATTGACACCCGTAACCTGGTTTCTATTGTTATCCAGCCAGACGGCTACGCGCATGTCACGGTACGCGACCCGTTGACTGTCAGACAATCAACGATGCTCGGCACCGAACGCGAAGTCACCCGCACCGAGCGCGACGCTAGCCGCGAAGGAGCGATGCTGGCCGCGGTCGAGGACGAGGACGAGCCGCCGAGGACGAGATGAGTAACAAAGGACAACCCATGACTAACCCAGGCGACCTGAAGCTAGAAACGCGGCTTAGCCGCATGGAAGAAAAGCTCGATGTCCTCGTGGAAAGCGTGACTATTTTGCGCATTAAAGCGGGCTTCTACGGCGCCGCTACCGGCGGGCTGTTCGGGCTACTAGCCGGCGCGGCCGTGACGTACTGGCTGGGAGGCAGCGAATAATGCCCGAGGGCAGACCAGAGGACTATCTGCTGGACGAGAACGGCCGACCGGTTGGGCTGATGGCGGACCCCGCCGCGGAGGCGACTGGCTTTGACCCGGGGATTGGCCCGTACATGGACCGGCCGGGCATGCCCCGCGACGCCGACTATAAGGTCAACACGCCCCGGGGTCCGCTGTACAACCAGGGCGCAGCAGACTACACGCGCGACCGGGCGCAGCATATCCGTGACTGGCAAGCTAGCCGCAACGTTAGCAGCGCACCGGCGGAGGATGCCCGCCTGGATAAGCCGGCCTCAGCAGCCGAGCCCAGCGGCGAGGTCAGCAACCTGGACATGGCCCGCGCGGTGTATAACTCGCTGCGTGAGCGCATCGCGGCGGAGGCTGATAACCCTAGGGGTATGCCCCGGCCGCCAGCCAGGATGGAGCGGGGTATGGAAGCTGCCGAGGCTAAAGCCAAGGTGCCACTCGCACAAGCAGACGCAGCCGCAAAAGGCGTCGAGTTTGAACAGCTGGACGCACTGCTGAAGCACCGAGAAAAGCTGGACAAGATAGGCCCGGACGCTTACTCCGACTGGGTCAAGACGCCAGGCGGCCACGACTTCATCGAGTCCATGTTGCAACACAGTGCCAAGCAGGAGTTCCGGGAACGCGAAGGCTACCATATGCCGGACCGCCCGGGCTACGAGGAGCCAAAGCCGCAGCCCAGCCACTGGGAGAAGATGTACGAGCAAATGCGCAAGGGCAAGGAAGACAGCGCCGCCGTGGACCGGATACTCCGGGAAGCCGAGCGTAGCAAAATGGACCCGGTCTAATCGGCCCGGTCGATTTCTATTGACAGCCGCCACCGGATTTGGTATCATGTGTTATGCTGTAGGGTGGCTTGGGTGGGTTAAGTAAGTACTATACAGATAGAGTTAGCACATTATGACCACACTGGAAATCATCGCTGCCGTTGTAACCGCCCTCGTAAGTGCTCTCGGCTTCTGGCTAGACCACCGCCGCCGCGCCGCCGTCGCCGAGCAGCTCCGGTCCGAAGCCACTGCTAAAGCCGCCATGAAAGCCGTGGTCGTGCTACGAAAGGAACTCACAGACCGTGATAGAAAGCTACAACTCGTCGCTGCTAAGCTCGCTGCGAACCGCCCTACTGCTGACCTTGCTGCTGACCTTAACCGCCTGTGGGGCAAATAGCCTGGTTGTCCCCGCCGCTGCGCATAGCCACAGCGAGCCCCCGCCGCGGCCGGCCGTGACCTGGTTCGAGTGCCAACCCCGGGTCGTCTGTGTGGCCCATGATGATGCCGCCGCTGTGTTTGCCTACATTGAAGCCCTAGACCGCTATTTCGCCCTACTTACAGAGGAACACTCAAATGATTGATTTCGCCGGAAACTTGCTCGCGTTTGTCCGAGACCACTATGTCGAACTCCTGGCCGTACTGGGCGCGCTAGTCGCCGCCCTGAAGGTCATTGCCCCGCTGACGCCTACCCAGTACGACGACAAGGCCGTGGCCGGGCTCAGCTGGTTCGTGGACAAGCTGGTCTCCGCGGTTAGTCCCAAGTCCAAGAGGATGCCCTAGTGCGCGGGCTAGTGGTCGCGCTTAGCGTGCTCCTGGCGGCCTGTGGCGGGAGTTCCTACGACTCGGCGCTGTACGACAGCCCGGGGATTCAAAACGCCGCAGAGCGCACGTACGACATCGGTGTGGAATGCTACGACGGCAGCGCCTCTGGGGGTAGCGCTATCTACCTCAGTGAGGGCAGAGCCCTGACGGCGTATCATGTCATGTCCGGGCTGGACAACTGTGAGGCTACCCTGACGGACGACCAGGGCCAGGAGTACAAGGGCTTCATGATTGAACACGACAAGAGCCTAGACGTGGCCCTGCTGGTCACCACGGACGACAGGGCGTTCTGGCCGACCGAGATGCGCTGGGGTCGGCTGGGCGAGCCTGTGGTCAACGTGGGCTATCCTATGCACCCGTCGGCTATGCAGCCCTCGGTGTTGTCTGTGACGACTGGTACGTTTTCCGAGCGACGGTACAAGCGCCACCGGGTCACGGCGTCGTGCTTTTTTGGTAGCTCGGGTGGCGGTACCTGGAGCGTCCGGGATAACAAGCTGCTCGGCATTACCGTGAGTACTTACGCGCAGCTGGACGGGTTCTGCTACGTTACGCCGGCCGAGCTGATTCAGCGCTGGCTGGACGGCGAGTAGCATGCGCACCGCGGGGCTTATACTAGGCGTAGTCCTAGCAGCGTGCGGCCAGGCACCGGACGAGCCCGAGGCTACGTTTATCCAGGTGTGCCTGTCGCCGCTGGCCCCCGTGGGCGTGTATAGCCTGTCCGGTCAATGTGATGAGCCCGTCGAGGTCCGCTGGCAGCTGCCGGCGCTGGTAGGCTTCGACCCCGGCGTGCCGGCTGAGACTGTAGCCGCGGTAGCAGCTGCGGCCGACAAGTGGAACACCTGGCTCGGCGGGGATGCCCTACTGGTGGTACCTGGCCGACTCGGGTTAGTCTACGGCGACATCCAGGTGTCGGCGCGTGGCTGGACGGCGGGACAGACCTACGCTGGTATGAGCCAGTTTGCCTATGACTACGGCTACGGCCAGTTCTACGTAGACGTGCTACTATACGGCACGTACGCCTGGCACGAGGAAACCATCCTGCACGAGCTGGGCCACACGCTGGGGCTGGACCACGACCCGGAGCGTACGGATAGCATCATGTACCCGCGCGTGAACGGCGACCCGAGCATACTCACAGCGGCGGACTGCTTGGCGTTTCGCGAAGCTTATCCGGACGAGCTAGACCCGCCTGATTGTTAGACTAGACTAGACTGCACACAAAAGAAAATCCCGGCGGCCACAGCGGCTACCGGGATTTTTCCGTTTCAGGAGAACACTGCAATGAATACGATTATCACGGGCTACATGCGAGAGCTTCCGGTCGGGTATAAAACACGAATGCGAGAGCTAACGCTTGGTCCGATTGCCTGGGGCATGTGGTCCTGGACGTTTCACGATGGCTCCACCAGAGCAGCGGTGCTTGTGGGTCCGGATAGAGACATCCAGGCGTGGGCCAGCCTAACCCCGGAAGTGGATTTGCTGCCTGTGATAGGCGTTTACGTGCCCGAAGAACTGCGCGGTGCAGGTCTCGCAGCGCAACTTGTACGAACCCTGCTGCTTGACTGTCTGGCGACAAAGGTACTAAGTCCAGGCGACGCAATCTACGCCGCAACTCAGCGGTGGTCAGCCTACCCGGCTGTGATTGCCTCGTGCGGGCTTGTCTGCCGGCCGTGGGTGTAGCCGTCATGCCGGCGTATCCGGGCAGCCCGCGGCTTGCCATACCTTGACGGCTGTCTCGATGATACACGTGGCAAGCCAGGCTGACATGTCCGTGTCCCAGCAGATTAGCATAGTGTTGCCTGTGGCAGTGTGACAAGCTGTCACGGCACCGGGCTCAGCGCCTAGTAGCTCTATGCCCTGTTTGCGAAGGTTACGCACTAGTTTGGTCTCTCGCATATCAGTCCTTCCCGTCGGCCCAGCAGTCGCACGGGCCGCCCTCGACCTTGAGCTGTAGCGTCAGGTCAAAGCGCTGCCGCACCATGTGGGTCGCCACCTGGGGTGCCAGCTCGTCTGCTAGGTCAGTCGGCACCTCGATGACCAGCTCGTCGTGGACCTGCATCAGCTGCCGCAGCCCGGCCTCCGTGAGCTGCTGGTCGGCGTCGATGTCTATCATAGCTGCCGCCATGATGTCGGCCGCACTGCCCTGGATAGGCGTGTTCGCTGCCTGTCGCGCGGCGCGGTCCCGGTCGCCGGACCAGTCGCTCTGGGACTTACGCAGCGGCCGGTAGCGGCCAGCGATGGTATAGATACCGCCGTGCTGCTCGGCGTATCGCCGGGTCCAGCCGTGGTACTCCTGGACGCCGGGGAACGTCGCAAAGTACCGGTTGAGCAAGTCGTTAGCGTAGTCCAGTCCGACTGACTCGCCGGTCTCGTCGAGCAGGCCCACGGCCAGGCCCTGCGGCGTCTTGAGGTAGTTCGTAGCCAGTACGACAATCTTGGCCAGCTTGCGCCAGTTCTGGACCGCCTTGTCCGGGTGCCGCTTGATGTCCACGGCGTCGATGCCGGCCAGCGCTTCCGGCCAGCACTGCTTGGCAATGGCGCCGTACACGTCGCCCGACGCAAGGGCCTCGGCGATGGACCGGTCGCCGAACAGCTTGATTAGCACGTGCGCCAGGATGTAGATTTCCAGCTGCGAGAAGTCATACACTAGCAGCCGATATCCCGGCGCGGCCACGAACGCCCGGCGGATAGCGTACGGGTCGGACCCCGGAATCTGTTGCAGGGCTGGTTTGCGCATAGCGAGCCGGCCCGTTTCTGTATCTGGGCCCATGACGCTGTGCAGCCGGCCAGTCGTGGCGTTGACGAAGCCGGGCAGGTCACGGCCGTAGCCGCCGTAGCGGGCCGCCTTGCGACGCTGCCGAAGCAGGCCCAGCATGGCGCGGTGCTCCGGGCAGTTCAGTTCGAGCCAGTGTAGGCTGGCCTCGGCCGTGGTACGCTCGCCGGCCTCGGTGCGCTGGATAGCCTTGACCGTGCCCTTGATAGGCGGCAGCGGGCAGTTCAGCCGGTCATAGAGGAAAGCCGCCAGCTGCTGCGGGCTGGACCAGAGTACGTCGGGCGCACAGTCGGCCAGCGCTCGGTCAATGTCCGCCACGTCTCGCGCCGAGCGACGCTGCACGTAGTTGCACCACACGGTGTCCAGCTGCACGCCGCGGGCTTCCATGTTGCTGACCACGCGGCAGAACGGATGCCAGAAGTCCTGGTACAGGTCCAGGTTAGACTTGCCCTCGCGAGCCGGTATGCGCTCTAGCCGCTGGTCTAGCTGCGGGCTAATCACGCGCACGGCCCAGGCATCCTGGCCGGCGTACTGCACCGCGGCCGGCATGCGCTGCGGGTAGTCTGCCGCGACCTGGCTCAACGGTATCAGCTCGCGCCGTTTATCGCTCAGGCTGAACGTGCTGACTTCGCCCGGGCAGGTCAACACCGGCCAGGGCCTAGCCTCGGTGGGCTTGTTCGCACGGAAGGTCTTGTACAGCTTGGACTTGTTCCGCCCGGGCCGGCTGAACAGCGACTGAAACGTCGCCGGGTCGTACACGCCTGCGAAGCGCTGCTCCAGGGATTTCAAGTCGTGGCCGATGGTATTGTCGCTGTAGCTCAGCTGCGACTTGCGCAGCGTGTCGCCGACGATGTTACCCAGCTGTACCCCGGCGCCTGCGAACATGTGCCGGTCGAAGCGCCAGATGTTATGCCCCTCGACGGGCGCAGACTCTAGCCACTCGCGGAACACCGGCAGCAGGTGCGCATACAGGAACGCGCACTGCACCGTGCCGTAGCGGTCGGTCCAGCCCAGGGACCACCACACGATGCGGCCCGTCGCGACCGGTGACTGCGCCCGCGGGTCGATGCCCTCGGTTTCGCAGTCCAGGCCGAACGGACCGGGCATACAAGAAAGCTCGGCCAGTAACGACCGAGCTTGCTCATGCGTCTCAATTATGCGAGGCGCCGGGGGTTTCATCTTAGTCGGCCCAACAGCCGGTACCGGCTAGAAAGTGAGCAATGTCTGCGCGCATTTCTTTCTCGGTGCTAAACAGGTGAAGTTCACTTCCTCTGACCTGGTCCTCACAGTCGCAATCGCGAGGTTCGGCCCAGGCGTACGTCACTTGATACCCGCCGTTAGATGCTAGCCTCACCTCGATGGTGCACAGAAAATCCGTCATAGAATGCTCCTTAGGTCTTGGGAAAAGGTTGTTCACAATTGGGGTCCACCCTGCTAAGCCGTATATCCTACTGGGCATACTTCCGCCGCAGGTAGTCTAGGTCTACTTCCATGATGTTGTACTCCCCGCCGCTGACGCCGTGCTTCATGATGATGCCCCGCCAGTAGCAGTTGCCCTGTGGCCCAGGATATTCCTCGTCGTGCAAGTAGCAGCTGCCGGCGATGAGACCACGCAGCAGCCGGTTGCCCACCGGGAGGTTAGCCACTTCCAGGCCAGGCGTGTGGCCCGCCGTGGCCGACTGCGCCGCCCGCTGAATCTGGGCCTTCGCGCTAGGTGCGCCGCGTGTGGTCTGGAACACGCGACCGTTCGCCGACCGCGGGAAGAAGTGCGCGTACAGCACGCCGTCCACGTCGATGGGCTGCAAGAACGGAAACCGCTGCCAGCCCGCAGCTTCCCAGCCGACGCCGTCCAGAGTGAGTGCACCTTCCAGCGCCGGGTGGTCCGCGACGTATCGCTCGATGCGGTACTCGTGGTTGCCAGTGACGAACAGCTTCAGCTCGGGCTCGTAGCCATCCATGCCGGCTTCGAACAGCTCCAGCGATTCGCGACCCGAGGCGATGTCAGCCGTGAAGCGCTTACCTTCGGCGCCGATGCGGCCGATGTCATAGCTGCTGATGCTAGCCATGTCGAGCCAGTCGCCCATGTGGATAACCACGTCGGGCTTCTTATGCGCGATGTACTGACCAATCCAGTAGAAGTGGTCCAGCGGTACACCGGCGCGTACTTGCGTGTCCGGGATAATCAGGTGCTTCCGGCGGCGGGGGCTATGGAACACCGGCATGCGGCTGCCATTGTCCAGGCCGTCGTACTGTGGCAGCTGTGGCGAGGGCTCGGCCGGCTGCGACTGTCGCGTGTGCCGCCCATATGCGATGCGAATATAGTCCGCGGTGCAGCCGAAGCCAGCGGCTATGGCTGGCCAGGTTAGGCCCTGACGCCGGCAGTAACGGACCGTCGTAAGCCAGTCAGTGGGTAGCCTATACTTGTTATTCACAGCGGTAATACTCCTTGCACGAGTCGCAGGCTAGTTCCATGCCGCTGCGGCCTTCGTAGGTTTGGCAATCGCCGGGTTGGACTGGGACAGTATACCGACTGGGCTCGTGTTCGCAGTTCGGATTGTCATCGCCGTCAATCGCGGCAGCCGACTCACCAGGCTCAGGCATCGGCAAGTCCAGCATACCCCGGCGGACATAGGTCACGATGAACGTCAAGCAAGCCAGCGCGTTCTCGATATGCCGCGTACCTAGCTCCGGGTCGAGCCACTGACCGTGCCGCCCGTTGGTGCTCACGTACTTGTGGGCTTCGAGCATATGCCGCTGCATAGCCGCATACAGCCGGTCCCATGTCAGGCCGCCCTGTTCCCAGTTGCGGTCGCCATACTTCGCGGCGCCGGGCCCGAGGATAGCCGCAAGGGCTTCCATGGCCTCGGGCGGCACTAGGTCCATGCGGGCTTTACCGCCGTCGAACTTATTAGCTGGCGCCATTGGTAAATTCCTCCGTCACTCGGGCTTGGTCAATCTTATCGACCAGCTGCTCGTGGATGTCCATGTACTTCGCGTAGGCTTCGTCCGCGCTCCAGGGCGTGAACAGGTTGTACGGCATGAATAGCTCACCCGTGTCGGGCAGCGGCTCATACATCCAGCGGGCCTCGGGCGGCACGATGCGCTTGACCTCGAAGGCGAACACGGCCTTGTCGGCCCAGCGAACCAGCGGGTCGCGTAGGTCCACCTGGTAACGGGCTTCGATGGCGCAGCCTAGCTTGGCCTCTAGGAAGTCCATCGCGTCGGTGCGCGTCCGCAGCCAGGCCTTGACTGGACTAGGCATATCCGACGTGACGATTTCACCATCGTCGTGGTGCAGCGCCGCCAGTACCTGCGGCGGGATGCCACCGTGGCGAAGGACCACTTCGGCGACCAGGCACGCATGCTGTGCCACTGTGTAGTCCGAATAATTGCCGGCGTACCGCCTGATATGGCTGAGACTGCGCGCCACCGGGTCGGGCTGGAACGCAGCCGGGTCAGGATTGTCTAGGAATATCCGCGTGCCGGTTGTGCCACGCACGCCCATGTAGATATCGCCAGACTCGTTGCGATACGTTTCGTCTACGCTGGTAATATAGTCACTCATGCTTACCTCCAGAAAACCCAGTAGCGGGCCGTGCGGTATAGGTTCAACGCGCCCGGTGCTAGCTCGGCCGCACGGTTGGCCGCGTGTTGCTCGGTCTGGTACGTCGCCGTACTTAGCCGCAACACGATGGTCGGGAACGTGTACTCGTAGTCGGGCCGTGGCTCGGTGTCGCCAGGCTCGTAGGCCGACACCGTAGTGTCAGCCGGAAATTGCATAAGCAAATCGTTGTCGTCGGGCGCACGCAAGATGTCGTCGCCGTAGTCTTCCACGGGCAACTCGTCTAGCTCCGCCTGCACAGGGTACATTAGTATTCAAACTCCAGGAGGCGAATGCTGAAACTGGCCTCAGTAGTGGTAGACTTCTGCTGCTGATAGTAGCCGCGCCAGTAGCTGGGGCTGTCGTCTATGATGGCCCCGTACTGTCGTAGCACGTCGATTAGCGGCTTGCAACCGCCGATTAGGTTCTCCTGGTCGAAGGCACGAGCGCCTTTGCCCCAGTGGCGTGTGATGATGCCCGCGCGGAACCGCTGCGCATGAGGCACGCGGTTCAGCCACGGGGCTAGGTAATCCGCCAGTGCGTCGCGGTAACGGCGGTACAGGAAGTGACGCTTACTATTGCCGCCCAGTTGGTTCGTAGACCACGGCGCCGGGACTAGTTTACCGCCGTGCCACTTGACGGCTAGCGAGCCTTGGAAGACCCACTCCGCGCCGACAGTGCGCGCCGGGTCCCAGTGGCATAGTTCGCATGCGCTCATCGGAGGTACGGCCTCATCTCGTCGTCGAAGTTCTCGATGTAGCCCGTCTCGGGGTGGACCCGCAAGTGCATGGCGCCGATGTTACCCAGGACGTTCTTCAGTACCCAGGCCTCCAGGATTTCCGGGTATATGCTAATCCGGTCCGGGTCTTCCGTGAGGTAGCGCTGGTACATAGCGTACGGGCCCTTGGCTTGCGTCGGGGCCTTGCACTTGTTCCACGGGCGGAACAGGCCGATGACTAGCTTAGCGCCGATACGCATGGCCGAGCTGCCCAGCATGTCGTTCAGGTTCGGCCGCGGGTTAGCTCGGTACTCGTCGGACTGTTGCTTCTGCTGCGAAATCAGCAGCACCGCGGTCTTGGTCACCCGGGCGAAACGCTGGAACCGCTTGACGGCGTCGTCCAGGATTTGCTTCTCAGCGTTCAGGCCCGTGTCGGAGCCTAGCAACTGGACATAGTCCACGGCGACACAGTCGGCGTTCGTGGCCAGGGCTAGCTCGGTGATAGCTCCCACCGTGGGAGCCATGTCGTCCGGCGGCACGAAGATGTTCTTCGCTGCCGTGTGGTCCAGCGTCAGGCCGATGCGGTCGATGTCTACCTGTGCCGCGGTGCCGCCTGCGATTTCGCCGTAGCCTACGCCGCTGTGGCGGGCCATGTACCGGTGTGCAGTCAGCTCGGGCAGGTCCTCTAGTGAGGCGTCTAGTACGCGGAAGCCGGCCGATGCCATGGCCAGCAGGATGTTATTCTTCAGCGTGGTCTTGAAGTTTCCGGGCTCAGCAAATATGGCCGTAATCTTGTCACCCAAAATGCCACCGGGCACCCGACGTTCCAGGCCGATACCGCTCGGTAGCCCAGTCGGCCGAATGCCCGCCTGTAGTCGTGCTAGCTCTACGCCCAGCACGTCGCTTAGCGTGCGGTTGCTAGCCAAAGTCGTCTCCGATGTCAGCCGCGTCGGCTTCGTCGAGGGCAACGCCCACGCCGCGCCCGCCTGAACCGGCGACTTGCTGACCGCGGGTATCCCACGCGCGGGCTAGCTGTAGGTACTTCCCGATGTTTCGCGCTACCGTGCCGAACGTTAGCTGCATGGGCCACTTGTCGGTCCAGCCAGCTGCAATCCAACCACACAGCCGGTGCAGGTCCGCCGCCTCCAGGCCATCAACGGCCCGGAGGTTGCGCGCCATGATGGCAAAGTCCTGCTGATTTACCGGCTGGCAGAGTACCCGGTCGGGCACCCGGGCTGACATCTCCTGGTGTAGCTTCTGCGGTGAGAATGCTAGCTTAGGAGCATCAGCCCGGGCAGCCCGGCGGGTCCGTTGTGGTAGCGCGGCGTCAAGCATGGCCGCTATCGAGTGGATGAGTGCTACCTCGCCGGATGCGAATTCGCGACCGGTTTCCATTCCGATAGCTGCCAGCTCTTGCGCGCGCTTAGACACGACTAGAAGCTCGGTCCAGCTGGAGCCGCCACCGAGGCTGCCGCTCTCTTGGCCGATGCTTCCGGCAGCTGCGCCGGAGCCCTAGTCGCCTCCGTGACCTCACGCGCCGGCACCGATGCGGCCAGTGCCTTGAACCGCTTGGCGAAGTCTTTCTTGTCTTCGTCGCGCAGCGTGGGGTGTTCCTTCGGCTCGTTGGAGAACACCATGTAACGAGGCCGGGTCTTGCCTTTGTATTCCTCCATCTTTTCGACGACGACGAACTTCGTATCGCCCAGGCCGTCACAAGTCACGATGTCATTGCTTTTCCAGCCCATGACACGCAGGGTCTCGGCCGTGATTTCCTGCGCACGGCCTTCCTTGAGCGAGCCGTACCAGGCGATTTCTCGACCGGCATGCTCGGGCGGGCTGACCAGTCGGACCCGGACATAGACCTGCGCCGACTTGGTCGAGCCGTCGGCGCGCTCCTGGTCGGGCTGGATGTCGTGCTCGATTGCTACGCCTTCGTATCGATTTGAAACTTCACCTTGCATTGGTTACTTCTCCTGTGAGGGGTTAACATACTTGGCGAACTCGGCCCAGCTAAGCGGGATATCGTCCGGTACGCCCATGTCTTGCTTCGTAAGATAGGCTGGGTTATGCTTGAACTTCAGTACGCGCTCGCCGGTCGTGACGACCTTGGCCTTGAGTTCGCCTTTCTTTTTGCGGGCCAGGTCCTCGTGGCAGGCGAAGCCGATGATGTCTACACGGCCCCGGAGGATGCTAACGGCGCGCTTGTCTAGCTGCATGGTCCACACGTCGTAGTTCTCGCCGTCCGGGTTTTGGAACGTCCGAATGTCCGAGTGAGCAATGAGTATAACACCAAAGCCCACAGAGCGCAAGGCCTCAATGCCGGCGGCGAACCGGAGCCACTCGACCTTGGCGGCCACGAAGCCCTTGCCGTAGCCACCGGCGATTTGCTCGATGTTTTCGCAGCCGTGCTTGGCGCATAGCTCGGCGTGAAGCAGGTACTCCATGGCGTCGAGGGTATCGAACACGATGGTGGCGAACTCCGACTTGGCGGCCGTGACGGTGCACAGCTCGCGCATAGTGTCGAGGATGTCGCTCCAGGACGTGGGGACTACCCGGGCTACGTCCAGGTTGCCCGTGCGGCGGTCGGCGTCGATGAACAATGGCGCCGGGGCAGCGGCGGCAAAGCTAGACTTGCCAACACCGGGGCCACCGTGGATAGCGACGCGCACAGGTAGCTGCTGCTTGCCGCGGCTGATGCGGCTAACCAGGCCGGCCGGGGTCCGGGATGGCTTCGATGTTGACCTCAATATGGTCGGCCATTTCAGCGAACGTGTGCGCATGGTAGCCTTGCTGGCCGTCGTTGCGGTTCCACAGGTCCGACGAGCCTTTCATGGCGTATGGGTCACGGTAATCGTCGCCGCGGTCACGGATGGCCTCGTAGTTGCACGAGCCTTGGATGACCATGGACAGTACGCCCAGGCAACAGTAGCGCTCGGTTTCCTTGTTATACAGCTGCGAATGGCCCTGTTTGAAGTTTCCACTGCGCAGCGCTTCGAGCCACTGTGCTTTCTCGGTCTCGGTGATTTTCATGCTTGCTCCTAGAAGGTGAACTTACTCTCGGTTGATTTTCTGCAGATAGTTTCACGCTGTAATCCTACCATGTTTTACCCTGCCTGTCAAAATGTATGTTTAGACTCGGTTGGTTTTATCCGAATCCGGTACAGGTTCTGGTCTTCGATGTCAACGCCGGAATGACACACCGGCTGGTACTGGCACGGCCGGTTGTAAGCCATGCAGCTGTTCAGGTTGCGCGGATATGCGCCCGTCGCCCGGGCGGCTAGCATCTGCTGGCCCACGGCCCAGATGTCGGCCCGGATATCTTCGAGCTGGTCCGCGCTGTAGTAGAACTTCTGCCGCTTTAGGAAAGCTGCCGGGTCGCCCAGGACGAGCTGCTCGATGCGGGCTTCGTACTCGGCGAGGGTCTCATCGCGCAGGAACGTACCCGGCTTAGGGTCGCCGACGTTGCCCCACTTGCCGGCCCGTTTGTAAAATTCCCGTTTTTCGGGGGGTGTGGCAAATTGCCTCACCAGCTGGGGGCTGCGGACCACATCCCAGAGGACGTAGCTGACCTGGCGACCGTCGTCCGTTGCGGCCAGGTAGTACGCCTGTGGCTGCAAGCCGAACCGGTTGCGGTCCCAGTAGGGTCCGTCCTCGTCGATTTTGCTGCCCGTGGTCTTATGCTCAGCGATGACCGTGCGACCGTCGTGGTCGAACGCCAGGACATCCAGGACGGCCACGAAGACCATATTCGGGTCCGGGCGGCCATCGGGGCCCAGGACCGGTTGCTCGATGCGTTGCTCAGCTAGCGGCGCCGTGTGGAACGTGTAGCCCGAGTCGGACCAGGTCGTCGCGTAGGCCGTAAGTAGTACCCGGCCCAGGATTTTGTCCTCCGGGCTGAGCGTGTTGCGACCCCGGTCTAGAAAGGCGTCGATAGCAGCGGCCAGGCGGGCCGAGCGGTCGTCGTCGGCGTAGCGGCTCCACCAGGCGGCCTGGCCCTCGTGGAAGGCCACGCCGAAGTTGAGCGGGCGGTTATCGCCGCCGATGGCTACCCGGCGCGCTACGTGGGCGTAGTAGTAGTACCGCGGGCACAGCTGGTAGTCCTTGATGGCGGACACGGACAGACGTATCGGCGGCGGGTTAGCGGATATCACTGTCGTCGCCTTGTCGTCGGGGTGCCGTCCTGTGGAGGAGGACCTTCTCTACGTTGCGATAAGCCCGTGCGCAGCCGCGAGTATATTCGGACGCGGGGTAGCACTTGTCCTTGTTCATCTGCACGTACACGTCCTCGCTGTTCTCTGCACACCCGCGGGCCATGTCCGCCGCTTGGACCAGACCGTCGCGAACGCCAGCGTCGTAGGCGTGTTCGACGATGTCGTCCAGGTCGCAAGAGGCGAAACCGCAAGCGCACCACTCGTCGCGAATCTTCCGCACGCGCAGGTCACGCGCATCGGAGTCCGCCGCCGCGCTACTCGACATCGGGTAGCTCCTTCGGCGGGTATAGCTTGTCCACGCGCTCGTCCAGGGCTGCCACGTCGGCACCGGCCTCGCGGAGTAGGTCCACGGCGCGACGCAGCGTAGCCGCCGGTAGGCCTTTGTTTTCCTCGACGCTGCGAGCCTCGGACATGGCGTCGCGGATGTCCTGCGGCGTCATAGCCGCCGGGTCCAGCGCATACAGCGCGTCGGCGATGTCATTGCGCAGCCAGACTTCCTCGTGGAACAGGACCAGCGCGGCTCGTACCAGCGGCGGCGACGCCCACTTTTCGGCGTAGTCGGCCGCGATGGCATCGACGGCGGCCCGGGTAACACCGTCGTGAATGTTCTCGCGCAGGCGGTAAAATACTTGGTCGGCCTCGCAGCCGTCCATGATGAGCTTGTGAATATCGCGCAGGTGCTTGCTCTCAGCGAAGGCTCGGTCGGCTGCTAGCTTCTGCGGGTTAACCTTGAGTGACATTGAGTTGCTCCTTTAGGGCAGAGATGGACCACTTGCCGCAGGTTACGTCGAAGTCCCCGTCGTTGCTGATGATGTTCTCGGCGATGCGGGTTAGCAGCGTGTCGCTAACGCTGACACCGTCGGGCTTAGTTTGGACGCACAGGTCGTGCCACTTGGCTTCGTCAGGTGTAAAGGTCGGGACTTCGTAGGCTCCGTTGGCGTAGCTTTCGTGCCAGCCCTCAAAGGCTGCCTCGATGCGAACCATGGTCAGCTCGTCCCACAGTGCGCTATCCTGTATCGGGTAATGGTCATTGTTTCTGACTGCCGACCCACGGAATAGTGCACATACTAACAAGGCGCCCCGGGCGCAGACGGTACACGTCGGCATGCGCGTGGCATCCGGGCTACATGCATCGTGGGGTAGCATGTTGCCTTTGTTGTCCCTGACGAACAGCAGCGTGCCTTTTTCTGAGCGCAACTTGCGGCATTTCAGCCCGCTCAGGATGTCGTAGGCAATCATGACCCGCTGTTTCGCAGGCGATGCCTCGGCGAACTCGGCATTCGTGCGCAGAATGCGCTGCCGCAGCGACGGGGGCTTAGCCATCGGACTTGGCCTTTCGCTGCTTACGCGGCACGAACTCGCCGCCGTTGCGGACGATGTTGCGCATGATGCTCAGCAGCCGTTGCTGCGACGTATAGCCGGCCGGCCAGTAGCTGCCACGGAACTTGCCCCAGCACCCGGGTGCGAAGTCGTCCCAGCACTCGAAGGCTTCCTCGATGAGCAGCAGCTGCTTCTCGCTGAACCACGGTCGCAGCCGGTCGAACACGTCGTCCTCCGACTCGATGGCCTCGCCCTCCCGGTACGTCGCGGCCACTAGCAGTGAGCCAACGCCGCATACGTAGCAACTGGCGTACGGTGCGTCTTTGGTCGTAGGCGCGCAGTAAGTGCCCGTCGTGGCCAGGAGTTTGTCCACCTTAACGAAGGCGATAACGTCCTGGGCAATCATGACCCGCTTAGCAGCTTTGCCGGCCTTGCGGAAGGCCGCGTTAGATGCTATGAAGTAGCCCGCGAGCTTGTCGTTGTCCCATACTGTGTCTTGGTTTAGTTTCATGCGTGTTCTCCTAGCGGCGCCACCAGCGAAGGCAGCGCCAGAATAGCCAAAGGCCGATGATATAGCGTTTCACTTGAGGTGCTTCTCGATGTGGTCGGCGATGTCGTCGAACGTTGCGTCGCTCTTGTCATTCATCTCGGCCAGGTAGTTAGCCTGTGCGTCTGTCATGCAGCTACCGGGTGGACCGTAGTAGTAGCTAGACGAAGGGGTCTTGAGTGGTCGGCCCATGGCAGTCCAGTCCGGGCCGTTGACGACTTCGTATAGCACGCCCAGGCAGCAGTGCGTACCGTCGAGCGGTTTATGTAACTGGCCGCGGCCCTTGGCATACTTGCCGCTGCGTAGAGCGGCTACCCAGGCTGCTTTCAGCGCCGGGTCGAATTTTTCACTCATGCTGTATCTCCTTGTAAGTGCACATTCTATGTGTAGTAATACTTACCTAGCCCACCCAAGCCGCCCTAGCAGCATAACATATACTACCAAACTTGGCGGCGGAAGTCAAGCTAATACTCGTAGCCCTCCGGGCGTGCCATCCGCTATCCAGCAGCGGATTTCCCAGAGTAGCCTACGCTTAGTCTGGCTTGCCGTTTCCCAGGGGTACAGCCACACTATGCGCCGCGTGCCGGCGTCGTGGTTACACACCACGGCATACAGACGGTCCGTCGCCCAGTCCCGGAAGACTGTCATGCCGTCGTCTGTGCACACGCGCACTGGCCCGGTCCAACCCCAGGCGATGGCTCGTGTGACGCCATGGCGTACTTCCTCGATGGACATCACCCGCCCCCAGGTGCGGCCACTCGGTCGCCGCGCAGGACTTTCAGCCCAGTCAGCAGCCCGTTGAACAGGTTCCAGCTGAACCCGCCGGTCATGTCGCCCGGGTCCCAGCCCGGCCGGGTCACGGGGTTCACGTCCTCGTGGCCCAGGAGCTTGCGCCGGTCCAGGGTGTTGATGTCGTACGCCCCGGCGAGTTGCAGCACTAGCTCGGCCGTCGCGAGGTACGTCGCCCCGGAGAAGCGCGTGCCGCCGAACGGGTCGGCCCAGAACGGTGTCCAGTTGCCGCTCTGGTTGGGCCAGGTACCGCAGGGTATCATCTCAATGCCGATGTAGTTCGAGCGCGGCTTCTGCGCCGGGAACAGGTGCTGCGGCGACTTCTGGCCGGGCCATCGTGCGCGCCACCAGCGGACTACGTCGGGCTTCACCAGCGTGGTCCAGTTGCCGTTCAGGAAGTCCCGGCGCTGGGCCAGTGTGGTCTTGACATGGAATGCCTCGCGGCGTGGGTCACGCAGCTGGGCTACTTGCCCGAGCGGCCCCACTAGGAAGTGCGGCCCCACGCGGCCCATGGACTCGTATATGCGCAGCGCCTCATCGTACGGGTCGAGGCCGCCAGCCAAGGCTTGGCGCGGCGGTCCGTCGCCAGTCGTGTGTAGCATGATGCCCCATTGTTGGAGCGGTACGTCGTCCTGTGGCAGTGGCATGGCTTGCTTAATCATGGCTTGTCCTCCGGTATCGTGGCAGTACCACAGTACTCTCGCGTGTAGTCGGACTTGTCAGCCGGCGTAGACACGTCGCGGGGTATCAAGTCGTGTCGCTTCAGTATAGCTGCTTGCGTCACAGCTACTCGCTGCCACACGGTGGCCCGCTCTAGAGCTTCGTACATACGGGCCTCGGCGTCTCGCCGCTGTTGCCACGCTCGGTTGCGCTCGGTGCGTAACTGTCCGATTTCGGCCAGGTAACTCTCAGGGCTTCTAGTCTCCGCCATAGCCGTCTCCAGTGAACAGGAAATCCCGGTAGAATCGCGCACTCGCGATGCTATCGTCTAGGTCGCTAAGCGCCCGGTGGTGACCGTCCGCCTGGGGTAGCAGTTGGTACAGCAGGCTGTTCCAGCGCTTGCACAGCTCGTTTAGGCTGGACACGTCGATGTTCCGGTAGTGAAAATATTGAGCCAGCGTGGGCATATGCGTGGCCAGGAACGCCCGGTCGAACCCGACGCTGTTACCAGCCAGCGGCGTCCGGCCTTCGGGCACGCCAAGGCTGCGTAGCCACTCGACGGCTTCCGTAGCGGCCGTCGCGTTACCCTGCCGGCTAGTTTCGCACTCCAGCCACAGCCCGCTAGCCGTGTGCATGTCGGTCACGACGGGGTCAATGCGTACACGCGGCGACCGCTTGTAGTGCAGTATCCAGTTGCGCCGGCCCAGCTCGTACAGCTGGTTAGTCGTCACGACCATGCCTAGCTCTAGAATGCGCTCCGTCGCCGGGTTTAGTCCGGTGGTTTCCAGATCGAGCCAGACAATCATAGTTCCCCTAGCTTGCCGCCGCGATAGATGGTACCGCCTTTGTTAGATGCACCAACGTAAGGCTCGGGCTTACCTGCCTTGATAATCTTGTACTTATACCAGTCGTCGCTAGGTCGCAAGTGGCGCCAAGACGGTAGCTCCTTAAAGTACCAGGTACAGCGGGGCCCGAAACTCCAACCCCAGTCCTGGTCAGCCTGTGCCGGCTCTTTGGCACCGCTCGCCGGCTCACAGCGGTCACAGACGTAGCTCGTGAACAGCAGCAGCATAGACGAGCAACAGTTTGGGCATTCCATGGCGGTACTCCTAATTCAGCACAGTCGCGCTGGGCCTGTTGCCGTCGTACTCGCGCAGCTTGTCCACGGTTTCCGCAACCGTCGTCAGGAAGCGGCGGATACGCTCGGGCGACCAGACATCCGGCTTCGCCTGGAACAGTGTGTTCCCAAGCATGACCCCGAGCACGCAGATATACTCAGATACGGTCAAGTCCGGGCAGTGCTGCTCCAGCTGGGCCACGATGACATCGTGGAGCAGTTCGGCAATCTCGGTAGCTTTGTCGGCGTTCATGATGTCTCGATTCGTAGTTGGCCGCACAGCTGGACCGAGCGCCCAGCGACGGCGACAGTAGTATACGTCGCAGCGTGTGACCGCACGACGCCGGTATGCCCGGCCAGCGGCGGTTGCTTGTGACTGCCCATGCGGATACGCAGGTCGGCGGCAAAGCGGACCCGCGTGCCCGGTGGCAGCTGTGACAGCTGGGTTAGCATGCGTTTAGCTCCTGGCGGCACAGCTCCAGGCGGCACAGCTCGTGTAGCCGTTCTACTGCCTTATCGTAGAGGCCGTCGTCGTTCCAGTTGTACTCGCAGTCGTGCAAGTCCTGCGCCTCCATCAGGAAGCCATGCGACTCCCGCGGTACGCCGATGTCATCTAGTGCGGCCACTAGACGCGACCTTGTCTCGTTGATAGAGTTACTCAGACCGGCCGAGTTAAACCCCGACACGTCGTAATCGTCGGGGAACAGGCAGCCGACTGCGCACTTGAGGCCTTCCGGCGTGCGGAACTGGCACGTACCGTGCTCGGAGACAGCTCGCTTACTAGCACTCAGCAAATGGTCTCGCACTCGTTGGACTACTTCTTGTCTGTTCATGTCTCAGTCCTCCCAGCGGATAAGTAGCTCCGCCTCGCCAAAGTTGCGCTCGATTACGACGGCCACGATGTCATGCTTGGTTCCCATGGCGCCATGTTGCAATCGCACCCGTACGGGCTTCATGGGCTCCGTCGTAGCGATGACTTCATCCATTACGGCTTTCAGCTCGTTCGGTGTCATGTCAGTACTCCAGGCAAGAGTTGATTAGGCATTTCGTGGACGGATAGTAGCCAGGCGCGAAGTGGCCGTGATAGTCGATGATGTTCACCATGATGGCGCGCAACAGCACGCTGGGCTCGTCGTCGTAGTGGTTCGACCAGGTGCAGGCCTCGATGGCGTCACGTATCCAGTCCGCGTCGCCGTCGCCGTCGTCCAAGGCATCTTGCAAGTCGCTCGCGTTGTAAGACTCGCCGATGCTGGACAAGCCAGAACTCTCGGGCGCGTAGACTACGCTGCCCTCGAACGCAGCTTCCATGAGTGACAGCTGCTTGTCGCTGAACCATTGCGACAGGTATTTCCGCTGCGAACGGAAGTCGTTCAAGCAGCCGGACATTTCGCCCATGGTTAGCTGGTCGCAGCGTTCCACGGCGGCAGCGAATACGCCACCGATTGCGCAGACATAGCACACCGGCGCTTCTTTCAGGACTTCCTGTAGTTGCTTGTCCTCCGGAATGGGCTTGTAGTATTCGTCGTCGCCCAGCCGCAGATACGTCTGCTGTTCGGCTACGTAGTGCCGGCTATTCAGATGGCCCAGCACGTCCTTCGCAATGATTACTCGTTGCCGCGGGCTCGGCAGCGCGTTGAACTCTTCGATTGATAGCGGTTTCTTGGTCATGGGATATCCTCCGTTAGGGTTAATGCCTCGGCGATGATTCGGTCCATCGAAGGCGGAAACTGCTGCGGGTAGAACCGTCCGCTGTTATCGATGATATTCAGCATGATAGCCCGCATGAGCGCACCGGGCGCATCACGGAACCTGGGCTTCCATTGTTCGCAAGCGGTCAGCGCATCCTGGAGCCACAAACGCTCGACAACGGGGTACGCCATTGTATCAGCATCGATGCCGACCAAGTTACGCAGGTCATGAACGTTCAGCGAACTGTAGCGCTTGGTTAGCTCGAAGCTACCCGGCAGATGGACCACGCGCCCCTCGAAGGCAGTCTCGATAAGTCGCAGCTGCGATTCGTTGAAGTATGGTCGCAGATAGTCCATCTGCATTAGGGAATCGCCCAAGTCGAAGCCTATCTCGCCCATGGTAAGCGCATTGCAGCGCTCCACGGTAGCGGCGAATATACCGCTGATTGCGCACAGTCTGCACTTCCGTGCGCGCAGTACCTCCTGGACTTGAGTCTCATCTTCAGGCTTAGGCCCGGCGCCATCCGTGTGTATGTACATCTCGTGCCGCGCAATGAAGTGTCCCGAGTTGAGATGCCGCATCACGTCGCGGGCGATTGCAACCCGTTGTTCGGGCTTTGACAATTTGGTGAATTCGTCGTCGGTCACGGCTGGTCCTCACTTTCGTCGTCGTCCTCTGGAAGTTCGACATCCTGCCATTCGTCGTCGGGGAACTCGTCGATGTCCATCCAGACGTCGTCGTCCTCGGTGTCGTCGTCGCCATCTTCAGCGTCGGGTGCAGCCTTCTCAGCAAGCACGCCGAATGCACACCAGCAGCCTGGGTAGCCGCACAGCTTCCCAGTCACGGTGTCCACTCCAGGTAGGTAATGCCACCAGCCAGTGCCACCGAGACCAGAATGGCCCCAAGCAGCAGCCCAAGCAGCGAGATGACCCGGTGCCAGCTAACGCTAGCCAGGTCGGTCACGACGAACACGACGTACGCAACGGCGATTAAAGCGGCGAATGCTATCATGATTTCCTCCATTTGTTCCAAGATTGTAGCCAGTTCGGGGGTGTACCCGTACCGCCCATGTCGTAGTCCGGGATACGGCTACCGTACGGGCTCCACGGGTCGAATAGCACCGGCTGGTCGCCGGCCATGCCCCAGTTACCTGAGTGTGTGTCGGCGGAGTCTATCCGTTCGACAGCGCTACGAAAGTCGTGAGCGCTGCAAGCGCCCACTAGTTGTTCGCCCAGCAGCGAACCGTCGGACTCGCCCTCGATCCACCACTGGCGCCACGTCTCGTGATACGTCCAAAACCGCTCTTTGTCGGCAGTGTCGTACAGCGGAGTCCAGTAGCCGATGCACGCATACCCGCTGAAGTATACCAACTGCGGGTACACCACCGGCGCTAGGAACGAGAAGCGGCCATCGTGTAGCCCGGACGTAATGGCTCGTCGCATGCGGTCACCGCGGGTTAGCTTCAGGACATGCCTTTCGCCCTGGGTTATCCATGCGCCCATGTCGGCGCCCGAGTCTAGCTGCCGCGCCGGACGCAAGTCTTCGGGCATATGCGGCCAGTCCGCGGCGACGACATGTTGCAGCGCCAGCATTACAGTGCCTCCAGGTCGGTCACGTCGCGGTACCACAGCAGCTGCCCAGGTTGCGCAATGCCGCAAGGCATCGGCTCGGCAAACCAGCGGGCTACGTCGCGCGGCCGGTGCGCGTACACGTACAGGATACTCCAATCTGGTGTGCGACTTGACTTGAAGCGTCGTACGTGAAACCCGCGGCTTTCAGCTGCATCGCTGGCCTGTTGTAGTGAGCCTTTGACCACTAGGTGGTACTTAAATTTCCCGCGGTGTGGCTCGCCGGCCTCATGCGCCACCCGGTCCGCGACTGCTCGCTCGTGACCTTTGCGCAAGTCGCGCGCGGTCGTGTACGACGACACGTTGTAGCGAAACGTCGAAACGTCATGGCAGCAAGCACACTGCGCCTGGATTTCGTGACAGTCCGGCAGGCACAGATAGATGTACAACGTCTGCTTGCATTTCCGGCACGGAGGCCCGCTATCGGTGCCGTACCGCTCGGGTCCGAATTCTGCATTACCCATTGGATGCCTTCCTTTCCGGCGCGTGTATAACCATTTGTGTGAGTTGACGATTTGGCACCATCGTTGCGTCCGCCGACCTCGCCGCCGCCGACCACGCCGCCGACCTCGCCGCCGCCCTTGCCGCCGCGGGCCACGCCGCCGCCTCCGCCGCCAACGCCGCCGCCAACGCCGCCAACGCCGCCGCCAACGCCGCCGCCTCCGCCGCCTCCGACGACCACGCCGCCGCCGCTCTTGCTCTCACGCGTAACGACTCGTCGCCAGTACGCAACCACTGTAGCACCACCGGTGGTGCATCCCACATATGCGCGACACTAAGCGCTTGTGCCCGGGCGAACCGTCGTAACACTGCGGTTGCGTCGTAACCCCAGAGCACGGTGCGGCTAGTCGCGACGACCTTATCCTTGTCACGGATAATCGTGCCGCCGAGTCGTACGCGGCAGATGTAAGGGCCGGGCGCATATTCCAACGCGTCGTAAAGCAGGCGGCTAGCGTGTAGCCCACTGCTACAGAGCACAAGCGGTCCATCGTGTCGTAACTCGACGCCTGGCGCTGGTAGCGGCTGGCCATCGCGTAGCACGGGCCCAACCGGGCCTATGTTGCAGAAATGCCATGCCATCATGACTCTAGTCTCCTTAGCTGCGCTTGCAACTGCACCAATGGCGACGCCGTTGCAGTTGCGCGCTTAGCCTTGCGCCTAGCCGCACGGTTCCGCCGCTTGCGTTCGGCACGACCTGCTGCGGCGAATTCCGCCCGGTCATTCTCGCGTGCCACTAGCACCGCCGGGTGCATATTGCACGCCAAACTATGCTCTCGCGTTGCTCCGGTAGCGCTCTGGACACTCCGGTCAACGGCGACTTGCGCAGTGGTAGCTACGCGCGCGGGATACGAGGTACGGTCCGCCGGTGCTTGGCCCGCTCGCGCTGCATACGCTTCCGGGTAGCGCAATATGCTATCCGTGCCGGGTATGACCGGCCGGGCCACACTATCCAGGCGCGACCCAGAGCGGGCCCCGTCGGCCGCCCCGGGTAGGTCATGCTCGCGCAAGCCTTGCAAATCCGTCATTGCCTTGAGTATTGGTTTTCGCATGGTTACCTCCTACAGTCCAGGCAAGGCCCGAGTTACCTCAGGCCCTACCATGCACGGCAGGCTAGCGGCCGTACATTTTGGCGTAGCGTGCCATCAACGCGCGCCGATACCAGTGGCCGTCCGCGTCTTCGGGCACTGCCACGGTGCCAACTTCGATATCGATGCTCAACAGCGTGGCACAAGTGCGGATTTTGCTGCGTTCCTTACGCAGCGCGCGCCGGTCTGCATCGCTGATTTCCGCAGCCACGGCGCGCCTGTTTTCCGGGGTATCCGTGACCCCCATGGCTGCTAGGTCGGCGCCGGTGACGTCATGGCGCGTCGCGGCCAGCTGGTCCATAGCGCTATATGGAACAATCGCGTGCTCTTTGCTCATTGGTGACTCCTTGGTGGTGTGTGGGTGAGCTAGCACCCTGGAGTACGACACTCCAGGACACTATCAGGCCCACACTGGGCCCGGGTACGGCTACATATCTAGGGCCACGGCGCGATACGACGCCGCACGAGCGGCTAGCTTTCGCCGGGCCGGCGACCCTGGCGGGTGCATTAGGGCCCGTAGGCTATAGTCTAGCCATGGTATCTCGGGGTCAACTGGCCCGGAGGGCCAGGGTAGCATTGCGCGCAACGCGCAGAGCGTATCATCCTGGCTCATGGTTGCACCGCCTCGGCTAGGGCCACGGCACGCCAGTACAGCGCCGCACTGACCATGTCCAGGTCGCCGTAGTACAGCGCTAGCAGGCTGTAGTGGCACCAGGTGGCGACCGGGTCTGCGTAGCCCAGGTCCGCTGTGTCCGTCATTAGCGCGTCAATGGCGTCAAGTCGGTCAAATGTGTCCATGGCTTCACTCTCCTTGCCGACTGGCCCACCGTGGACCGGCCCGGGCAGCTATGATGCTACCCTGGTATCACTATGCCCGAGCCCAGCAAGGGTGTCCAGCAAAATGCGACATGACCTCAGCTACTGGCCCCGGGTTTAGACCCGCCTGTAGCTAATACCGACCACGGGGCCCGCATAATGGCTTGACATGCCGTCACAGCTGTGAGTTGGGGGCCACAGCCCCCAGTCGCGACGGGGTGCATACTGTACCAGCGGCCACGAGGCGTGTCAAGGCTATTCGCCCGGGGTCAACTGACCCCACAGGCACACTCGGGCGCGGCTGTCAAGCCTATTCGCTAGGGTCTGCCGTACCCAGCCGCGGGGCCTGGTGACCCTGCGCGACTGTACCCAGCCGTGACCAGGACATTCCTGTCATAGGGCCTCCGGGCCGCAGCTATACACTAGGAATATCCTACGCTTAGAGCCGCGACAGCCGCGCCCGGGTACAGGCGACCCCATGTCACGCCAGTCGTGGGGACTCGAGAACCCTAATGATTTCCCCTATTTACGTTGGCACGGCGCGTGCACAGCGTCGTAGCATAGAAGGTACATTTTCAAGACCGCCGGCTAAGTGGGGCCGCCACAGTGGCGCACTGCTAAGTAGGCAATCCCTGGCTAACCGCCGCCCGGGCTACGGCTCTGCGGTTGGTTGGGCGGCGGTCGCCACGCAACCAATATCAGGTATGTAGGCTAGTAACCGTTTGTTCACGATTTGTCCTACACCGGCGCACATGTGCGGCAGCCGCGACCGGGCTGGGCGGGCCGTCGCAGCTAAGTGCGCGATTGCTGGCTAACTGGGCTATACTACTAGCGGCAGCCGGTTGTCATTTAGTAAATGATACGGGCCTAGAAATTACAGCTTGACACCAGGCCGCGGCAGTGGTATAGTATATGTTACACTGTAGGGCGGCTTGGGCGGGTTAAGCTAGTATTCCTATATACAGCTGCTACTAGTCCGCCGCCGATTAGTCGCAAGTTAGCACATGCTGCCGCCGCGGCTAAGTCGCACAAAAATGAATAAATCGCCATTTGTGTCCGTTTTGACACGGTCCGGCCGCCGTCTAAACCCGTAGCGATGTCGCCCAGTTGTGAAATAGTTCATTTTTCCGTGAATACACTCCTGGGCTCGTACGTCTAACCTTTCTCTGCTCGCTACGCTCGCATGCTCGGCGCTTCGCACCTCGCGGTTGGTTTTCGGGTTCGGACACAGCAAGCCGCTGCCAAGCGGCTTAAGGATAGCTCCATGACCAGACAGCTCACCTGTATCGTCGGCATGCCCCGCAGCGGCAAGACCACCCTGGCAGCTAAGCTAGCCGCCGACAGCGGTGCCACGGTCATCCATAGTGATGACTACCTGCATCTGCCGTGGCGCGTCATTCCCGGCGCGCTGCTACGAGCCCTCAGCGGCGCCAAGGGCGACGTTATCCTGGAGGGCATCCATGTGGCCCGGCTACTAGGAAAACCCCCGCTACGGGGCGCAAGCGTCATCCTGTGCCACTCTACGCCAGCCTTGGTCAGGCAGTACCGCTCGCTGAGCTGGGTACTCGACAAGGTCGGCGAATATGCCACCCGCCACGCGGTGCGGCAGTACGACTACCGGAAGGAATCATCGCATGAGGGAATTCCTGGAAGTACCCGACAAGCTGAAGCGACTTAGCGACGACGTAGACGAAGCCCGGGCCGTGGCGCACGCCGAGTTCGAACAGTACCGGCGCGAGGGCAAGACTGGCCTGCCGCGCGGATATTCAATGGCGCTTAAGGACCTTGCGACGGCGACCAAGTCCCTTGCGTCCGAGATGCGGGCCTGGGCGGGTCATGTCAAGTCCAGCATGGACAAGATGACCGACGCCCAGAAAGCACGTATCTTCTTGCAGTTCATCCAAGGCTTGCCGCTGTCGCCGCGGCGCGACATGTACATCGTGCTAGCCCGGGCTGAGAACGAGCGGCCAGACGGGCTTGGCCTGTACATGGAAGACAAGTTCGACCCAGACCGCAAGGTGGAGCTATGAAGCTAAAATTCAAGCGGCTAGCGGCACCGGACCTGATGCCTGAGTATATCAAGGTCAGCTGGCTGAACAGCTACCGGAAGTCGCGCTTCGCTGGCGTGGTGCCGAATAACCTGTACTCCGTCGTGTATACCGAGGCCCTGCGGCAGCTCTGGCTGCGCGGGGCTGAGCTGTTTATGCTCGTGAATGCCGACTTCGAGCAGCAAGTCGTGGCCTGGGCCGTGGTCGAGCGCACCAGCGATGGCAAGCCCGTCGTGCATTATGCGATGACCAAGCCGAACAGCCGGCGCAAGGGCTATATCCGGCAGCTGCTAGCCTACGCTGGCGTGGACCATAAGCAGCCGTTTTACTACACGTTCAAGACCGGGGCAAGCCGTTACTTCCCCGCCGGCCGGTACGTGCCCGAGATTGCACGCCGCGCCGTAGCCTAGGAGCAAGCATGCGCTATACAGTCAAGAATATCTGGTTCAACCAGGCACTGCCCATGAAGGTAGCCGGCCAGTTTGGCCCCACGGTACTTATGGACCTGACGCCGCATAAGCAATGGCGCGCGGTGTTCGACGCCGACCAGGGCTTCGTGAAGCTGACCATCCAGGGCAGCACGCCGTATATCTTGCCGCTCAGCGAGGTCCGGCTCATGCAGCTGGACTCGGCTACGCCTAAAGCCGACGACTAGTGGGCACTTTTACCGACGCGCTGTTTAGCCACCTGGGGCAGCGGTATGCCTCCGTGGACGAGTCGTCGGTCGAGGACACGGCGTGCGCTGATGCCATGGTGGCCAGCCTAACGCCGTATCAGCAGTACGCCTGGCGGGACCCGTGCCAGCAGCTGGCCGTTATCTGCCCCCGGCGCGCGGGTAAGTCGCACCTGGCCATGGTCATGGCGTTCGACAAGTGCCTGCGCAAGACTAATGCGCGGGTGGTCGTCGTTACGCTCACGCTGAAGCACGCGAAGAACATCTACTGGTACGACATGCACGCCTTTGCCGACAAGTTCGGCATCCAGGGAGCGCGGTTCTACCAGAACGAGCTACGGATTATCTTCCGCAACGGCTCGCAGCTGATGCTCATCGGCGCCGAGTCGCGGGCCGAAATTGAGAAGCTGCGCGGTGGCCAGTACGACCTGGTCGTCGTGGACGAGTGCAAGTCGTACCCGGATTATATCCTGTCGGAGCTAATCTACGAGGTTATCTTTCCGGCGCTAGCAGACCGCAGCGGCCGGATTATGCTAATTGGCACGCCCGGCAGCGTACTGCGGGGGCTATTCTTCGAGACCACGTACCCGGGCTGGACCAGCGAGGACACTGGCCGGCCGCGTAGTCGTAGCTTCCACAAGCCCGAGCAGTTCTGGCTGGATAACCCCGACAACAATACGTACTGGTCGCGGCACAGCTGGACCGTCCAGGATAACGTGGCTATGCCGCACCTGTGGGACGAGATGCTCAAGCGCAAGGAACTCGCGGGTTGGGCCGACGACGAGCCCATCTGGCTGCGCGAGGCCCTCGGCATGTGGGTCGCGTCCGACAACGCTTTCGTGTACGCTTACCCGAACCTGGCTGGCGACCAGGCGACCCGGCAGCAGCTGCACTGGCACCCGAACTTCAAGACCGGTAATCAGTTTGGCCTGCCAGTCGGCGAGCGCTGGCGCTACCTGCTCGGCGTGGACCTCGGTTACCGGGACCACACGGCCCTGGCAGTCGGCGCGTATAACCCGCACGACGGCGTGCTACACCATGTCTGGGAGCACAGCGAGGCCGGCATGGACACTTACCGGGTCATCGACCTCATCCTTGAGGCTAACGAGCGCTTCGGCGGCTTCGGGGCCATCGTGATGGACGTGTCGGCCGGCGGCAAGCAGCTAATCGAGACGCTGAACAAGCATCACGGGCTGAGCATCAAGGACGCCGAGAAGCAGCACAAGTTTGACTTCATCGAGCTACAAAACGCCGACACGCGGGCGGGCCGGATTAAGTACATGGCCAACAGCGAGCTGACGCAGCAAATGTCGCTGCTACAGTACGACCTCAGCCGCGGCCAGGAGTTCAGCAACGTCGCGCGCAAGGGCAAGCTGGCCGAGAACCCGTCGCAGGCTAACGACCTGTGTGACGCCTGGCTGTACCTGTGGCGGTATAGCTATCATCACTGGCAGTCTAGCCGCATCGCCGTGGTCGAGCCCGGTTCGCCCGAGCACTGGGCCCAGGTGAGGCGCAACGACATCGAGAGCTTGCTCCGACAGCGGCGGCAAGCGCAGACTGGCAACCCGAACGACCCGCTCCGAGATAGGTACCTGTCATGACTCTAGACGAACTGCGGCAACTGGCTACTGTGCTCCGTGAACTCGGGGTGCACAGCTACAAGTGCGGCGACGTAGAGCTACAGCTGGGTCCAGCCGTGGCAGTCGTCGCGGCGGCGACCAAGCGCGAACCGGCCCGGCCCGAGATGGACCCCACGCTGCAAAAGCAGCTACAGCGGCTGCCGGCGGCTTACCGCGACCCTACTTTTTGGAACCACGGGCAGTAACGCATGCGAGAATACGGCGAATACGGCTGGTGGGAATCCGACGCGGAGCAGACTGTTCATGACAGGCTGTTCACGCACGTGCGCGCAATCGAGGAAGAACAGCTGGACCAGCATTTGCAGAACATGCTGAATGCCCGGTTGTACGCTAACCGCGAGCCCATGCTGTTCGAGTGGAACCAGGATATTCAGCTGAATTTCCGCCCGCTGTCGGACAATACGGACAATGTCATCCAGTCCGTGGCGGACACGTTGAAGAACCGCCTGACCATGGAATGGCCCCGGCCGTCGATTATCACGCGCGGCTCGGACTTCGGCATGTACCAGCGCGGGCGCAAGTTGGACCGCTTCGTGTGGGCCGACTTTACGCACCTGGGCGTCTATGACAAGCTGCCGCGGCTGGTGCTGGATAGCATCATCTACGGCGGCTGCTTCATGAAGATGGGCATCGATAGCGACGAGGTCTACGCCGAGCGCGTGCATCCCGACGAGATTATCGTGGACCAGCGCGAGTGCGTCAGCAATGAGCATCCGTATAGCATGTACCAGCGCAAGCTAGTCAGCCGGCAGTGGCTGATGGCGCAGTACAAGGGCAACACCAAGGCGCAGCAGGCCATCATGGAAGCCCAGCCGAAGGGTTTCCAGTACACGAGCTATCGCTGCGCCGACGAGGACCAGGTTGTCCTAGTCGAGGGCTGGAAACGGCCTAGCCGACCGGGCGCGGGCGACGGCCGCCACGTGCTGTGTACCGAGAATTTTAGCTTCGTGGACGAGCCCTACACGAATGATGATTTTCCTATCGTCACCATGAAGTACAAAGAGCCCGAGACCGGTTACTACGGGCTGTCGCTGGTGTCGGACCTTATCGACTTTCAGGTCCGGCTGAGCGAGCTGAACGACCGCATTCGGCGTGGCATCGACCTGGTCTGTATTCCGCGTATGCTCTACGAGGAAGGCAGCGAGATTAACGTTACTACGTTCGACAATATGCTAGCCCGCGGCTACCAGTACCGGGGCACCAAGCCCGAGGTGGTCAGCTGGAACGCCTTCGGACCCGAGGTGTACAACGAGCGGCAGCGTATCAAGGACGAGGCCTATGAGTTCGCCGGACTGAGCCAGGCCCTGGCGCAGGCTAAGCCGATGACGAACCAGATGCGCTTCGATAGCAGCCCGGCTATTCGCGAGCACAAGTCCACGCAGGACGAGCGCTATGTCGATAAGGTCCGGTCTATCGAGAAGTTCATTCTGGACATCGCGAAGAAGCTGATTAAGCTCTCGGCCGAGCTGTACAAGACCAAGGGTAAGTCCACCAAGGTGACCTACGCCTCGAAGTACATCGCTGAGGAAATCGACTGGGCCGACGTGGACATGGACGCCGACCGCTACGTGCTGCAAGTCTCGGCGACTAGCGTGCTGAACATGTCCGTCGCCGCCCGCCGTGACCGGCTAGAGACCTGGTACCAGGAAGGCAAGATTTCCCTAGCGCAGTATCATGCGTACTCGGGGCAGCCCGACCTGGAGCGGCTGTCGGACATCATGTCGGCCGACGGCGACTTCATCGAGTGGTGCGTCCAGGAAATGTTCGAGGGGCGGAATGTCATCGCGACTCCGCTCGACCCGCTGGAGTACGGTTTCTCCACGGTGTGGAAAACCTACCTGCGCGTGCGCACCATGAAGGGCGTAAAGCCTGCTACGCTGAATGCGTTCAAGAACTGGCTAGTAGCCGCGAAAGAAATCATCGAGCCCTCGCAGCCGCCTGTGCAGCAGCCGCTCGACCCACAAGGAGTAATGCCTAATGTCTCAGGAATCCCAGAACTCGCAAGTCCCGCCCTCGCAGGCCAGCCCGGAATCGGGCCAGCCGACCTCAGCGCCGCCCTCGCCGGAAACTCCCTCGCAGCAGGAAGCCCAGGCGGAATACCCCCAGGCGGAGGCTTCCCAGGAGCCGGAATTTAACCTAGACGAGTTCCTGCAGGAGCGGTTCGGCGCTGAGTACGCAGTCGAGGAAGCCCAGCCCGCAGCTGAGGCGGCCGAACCAGCTGCCGCACCCGCTGAGCCCGCCGAGCCTAGCGTAGAGGTCACGGACCCCGCCCAGGAAAAGATGCTCCAGCGCGAAGCTGCTGCGCTACAGCGCGAAGAATACGCCCGCAGCGTCGAGGCCGACCTTCGCAGCGTTACCAAGCAGCTGGACGACATTACGTCCAAAGAACGGCGTATGCGCGCCGACCCCGTAGCTTACATCCGGTCCATTGCCCCGGATTTGGACCTCCGGCAACTATCCTACGCGGCCTGGTACGCCGCTGACGGAAAGGAGCCGCCGGCCGACATTCGTCTGCAACAGCAAGTAGCCGCAACCCGATATGAATTGGAAGATTTGCGCACGCAGACGGTCGGACAGAGCACCAGGCAGGCTGAGGCCGCTGCCGAGAATGCACGCCAGCAACAGGCACTGAACATGTTCGCCAACGAGGTCAGGACTATTGTCGTTGACCCGGCGGCGAAATACCAACATGTTACCAAGCTGGCCAAAAAGTCCGCCGACAAAGCAGTCGAGCGGGCCATTGAGAAAGCACGTCAGATTGCTATTCGCGATAACCGGGTTCCGACGGCTGCCGAAGTTGTGGCAGCTATCGACATGGACCTCGGCGAACTCGCGGAGGCGATGGGCCTGGCAGCTGAGCAGACCGCTCCGCCGCCGCCCGTCGCCGCTTCGGCGCCACAAGCTAGTACGCAGTCGCCGACTACACTGAGGAATAATCATTCTGGCGTTCAACCAAGCCGGACCGATGCGGACCCGTTCAGCGAAGATGCGCTGCGGCGACTGGCCTATGCCGAAGTTGGTGTAGACTACGACGACCCGAACGTCCGGCGACTTTACGAGGACTAAGTAACAAATGGCTGAGATTACCCACGACTACGAAGGCGCAGATAGCGCTGACGTAATCGCGTATTACAAAAAGCGTTTCCCCCAGCGAGTCGTCAAGAGCCTCGTCGAGTACGAGACTCCGTTCTTCGCTGGCTGCAAAAAGCTGGACGACCTGGAAGGTATCCACACCGTTATTCCGATTGAGCTGGACAGCCCGCAAGGTATGTCTGCGCTGGTCGGAACCGCGATGGGCAACATGTCGACCAGCATCGCCCGGGCGTGGACCATCACGTCGGCGGACAACTACGGCGGCATCAAGCTGGATGGCAAGACCATGCTGGCTTCCCGGTCGGACAAGGGTGCGTTCTTCAAGGCTCGCGAGCGAGACTACAAGAACCTGATGCAGCAGATGGGCCAGCGCTTCGAGTACCAGTGCTGGAACGACAGCTCGGGCTCGGTGGGCGTGCTTAGCGCGGACCCGGGTACCGGCTCGACCTGGACGCTGACCAACCCGGACGACACCCTGTTGCTGCACGAGAACATGACGTTCCGCGTGTACGACGACGACGGTGCCGGTGCCCCGGATGATGCCGATGAGCGCGCTGGCGGACCGTACGTCATCGCCGGCATCGACGAGGACGCTGGTACGTTTACCACGACTGCTGTGGCTAACGCGGCTATCGAGGTGGGCGACCATATCGTCCGCGACGGCGACGTGTGGGACGCTTCGACTGGTGCGGCTGTTCTGGCGACCGGTATTCCCAAGTGGATTCCGGCTGCGGCTCCGACTGACACGCTGTTCGGCGTGGCGCGGACCAACTATCCGCAGAAGCTGGGCGGACACCGGGTCGCGTGGCAGGGCTCCATCGAGGAGACTGCTAAGAAGCTCGACGCCAAGATGCGTCGAGTGTCGCAAAAGGGCCGCGTCCTGTGGCTGTCGTTTGCGAACTACAACCGGCTGGACCTGGAACTCGGTGCTCGTGGCTACCGCGACGAGAACAAGAGCGAGGGTAACTTCGGTCGTATGCGTCTGCGGATGACTACGCCCGGCGGTGGTGTCGAGGTCCGGTGCAGTCCGTACTGCCCCGAGGATGCGATGTTCCTTCTGGACCCGGAGTCGTGGGAAGTCCACACCCTTGGACCGGCGCCGCACCTGGCGAAGGACGACGGCCTTAGCGCTCTGCGCGTGGGTAACGGGTCCTCGTCTGAGGATGCCATCGAAATCCGCGTTCGTGCTTTCTGGCAGCTGGTCTGTGTCTGCCCGTATAGCAACGGCCGCGCGCCTATCGTGTAAGGAGCAAGTATGTCTTTTGCACCATATATGCTGATGTCGGCTGGACCGGAGGTCGTGTTTCACGTATTCCGGTTCCAGATTAACGGTACGAGTGACCCGGACTTCCAGATGCCTGCGGGCGCTGTGGTGGACGTGGTCCGTCAGGACGCCGGGGACTTCGATATTGAGTACAAGGAGAAGTTCCCTGTGCTCCTGGGCGTGATGGGTAGTGTCATGGAGGCAACTCCGGAGCACGACCTGCAAGTCAAGGCGGACCTGGCCGACTATGACGCGAGTACCGGCGTGCTATCGATTAGCATTGTCGGTGCTGACGGCACGCCTATTGACGAGGACCCGGCCGACGATGACTGGGTGTTCG